GCAGAAAGGCTTTCGTCTTCGGTCAAAATGACTTGCAGGGCCATGAAAGAGGCGCAACCGCCAATATCATAACGGCAATTAGAGTGGAGAAAACAAGCCAACAATATGACCACACTGAGCGCGAAAGATGGTGGCCCCATTATTAACTTTGGGCATTTCGACGGGGAGGGCTATAGGGCTGACGGCCTAGCCAATGTCTTCACTGGCATGGGAACCAGTAGAGACAAGTCACAGGCCACTATTTCCCAGCCCATCATTTTTCTCACGCAAGAGGAACTGGAGGGGCTCTATGGCGAGTGGATTCCACGTCGAGTGGTAGACATTGTTGCCGATCAGGCCACCCGCAAGGGTTTTCGTATCTTATTTGGTGGCGATGGTGTCAAGGCAGAGGAAGTGGTTGGCGTAGAGCAAGTCATAGAAGACTTGATGATCCTAGAAAACTTTAACCTCGCCGGCAAGAACGAAAGGCTATATGGTGGCGCTGCAATCCTGCTTTACATCAACGATGGACGCTCTGCTGACCAGCCAGTCAACAAGAATGCAATCGTAGAAGTAGAAGGCATGGAGGTGCTTGACCGTTATCAGATTGCACCATTGATTAGCGAAGAAAGCCTGTACGACTATTCCAAGGCCACGTACTACCAGATCATTTCAGGCGATCTTATTCAGCAGCCGACACTTCAAAAAATCCACAAGGATCGCATCTTGCGCTTTGATGGCATGTGGCTTCCCTACCGGATTCGTCAAAGGAACTATGGATGGGGAATGAGTAGTGTGCAGCCAATTTACGATAGTTTCCGCCACTACTGGACTGGCATTCATTCATCGTCCATGCTGCTAAGCGAGTTTGACATTTTTGTCCACAAGATTCGTAACTTGTCTCAGATGCTGGCTAATGGCAAAGAAGGTGACGTAAAAAATAGGCTCATTCTGAATGATATGAGCAAGAGCGTGTATAGGGGATTTGCCATTGATGCTGAGAAAGAGGAGCTTGAGTTCATTAGCAGGCAGTTCTCTGGTATTGGCGATGTACTAGAGAAACTGAGAATTGACATTATTGGCGCTTCTCAGATTCCTCATACTATCTTGTTTGGCGAAAGTCCCAGTGGGATTGGCGCCACTGGCCGTAGTGAAGAACGAGATTTTGCCAAGCTCTTAGGTGACTATCAAAGCAGTCACTTCCGCCGCCCATTGAAAAAGCTCATGGAGTATATCTTGCTGAGCAAGGAAGGTCCCACCAATGGGCAAATCCCCGATTCTTGGCGCATCAAGTTCAATGATCTGTTTGAGCTAAACGAAAGGGAAAAGGCTGACGTAAGAGCCCGAGTGGCAGCCGTTGATGGCCGCTACATCCAACTTGGCGTCTTGCATCCGAAAGAAGTGGCAGAAGCGCGTTATGGCGGCAGCGAATGGACAATGGAGCTTACTCTTGACCCATCGCTCCCTCGCGAACTGCCCCAGCAGACACAAGGTAAGCCAGTGCCTCCTGGCGGACGTGATCCCCTGAATGAACAGAATGGCACGCTGCCAATGGACGGCAGTAGGGAGGTGCAAGACAGTGAGGCGGGATTGTTTATGCCGCGAGATTTAGAGGAGCGTCGACGTGACGTGAAGTTTGCCGATGAAGGATTACATAGTCAGGCCGTGTCAGCAGCAAAAAGCAAGGTTTAGGTTTGGCCATCGGCTTATGCCAGTGGCTACGTGGTACAGCAATACAAAGCTCTCTATAAGGAAAAACATGGCTCACTCTCAGGTGCTTTTAAGGGAGACGATGGTGAAATCCATGCTGATGATCTTGACCGATGGTTCAAGGAAAAGTGGGTGAGGATTGGTAGCAATGGCGAAATCATGGGGCCTTGTGGTGGTCGAGGACAGGAGGAAGGCAAACCTAAGTGCTTGCCACAGGCCAAGGCTGCAGCCATGAGCAAAGAGGAGCGCCAAACGATTGTTGCCCGCAAGCGCAAGGCCGACCCTGATCCTGAAAGGAAAGGACCGGCACGAATGGTCAGCAGCAAAGTTGATGCCATTGATCCCCTGAAAGTAGAAGGCACAATCATTAGTGGCATTGACGAAGCGGCAATCATTGAACAGGCCGATATTCAGGCGGCATTGGAAGAATGGAAACGGGAGGCCCCGGAACGGTACAAGACGCTTCTTGAGGCCACCGACCTTGACCCGCAGCAGCAACGATGCAGGAACTATCCCCAGCATCCCTCCTGGCCGACTCCATTGCCCTTAGCGCAAGGCTGGACGAGGACTGGTCCTACGATCCCCGCACAGGCCGCTACCGGGCCGCCAATGGCAGGTTCTTGAGCGGCGCCACTGTTGAGGCCATCATTGATGGTCGAGTGAACAGGACAAAAAGCGACCTAAGGGCACTAACAGCCTCTTTAGCTGATGGCACTTTGAGCCTAGAGCAATGGCAAGTGCAAGTGAGGGCCGAAATTAAGCGGGCTCATATCCAAGCTGCTTTGGTCGGGAATGGTGGCCAGCAAGGAATGGACGCTGCAGCATGGGGACGTGTGGGATGGCGCCTGAGGGAAGAATATCGCTATCTGGAGGGCTTTGCCAAAGACCTCCTGGAGCAAAGAGTATCAGTGCCCATGGCCTTGGCCCGTATTGGTCTCTATGCCGATAGCGTCAGGGGCTCATACTGGACTGGTACCACCATCCGGCAAGAGAAGCAAGGCTATACGTTAATGAAACGCATCCTTGATCCCCAGGCCCAGCACTGTCAAGACTGTCTTCGTTATGCTGCTGCCGGAATTGTGGCCTTAGGGGCTCTGCCAATGCCAGGGCAGCGTTGTGAATGCAAGGCAAGATGCCGCTGCACCATTCGTTACTATCGCTCGCAAATGCCATAACGACCACTACCATGGTGGCAGTTATTCGTTTTTTGTGGCACGCATTCTTTACTGTGGTGACATTGGAGCCCAGACTGGATTTGGTCGTGTAGCAGAGGAGCTTATCCCTCGCCTGTCGGACAAGCACGAAATCCATGGCCTAGCAGTGAATTGGCATGGTGATCCGTCGCCCATGCAGCAGTATTGCCGCATGTATCCAGCACAAGTTGGTGGCCCTGATCCTTTTGGCTCCCATCGCATTGCGGAATTGGCGGCAGCCATTCAGCCAGACCTTGTATGGATCACCAATGATCTCTGGTGTATTCCGCCATTTCTGCAAGCTCTTAAGCCAGCGCGAGAGCAAGTGCCGATGAAAGTGTATGGTTATTCGCCCATTGACTCCTATGGCATTTTCCCGGAGTTCATGCAGCATCTTGATGGGCTGGACGGCCTTGGCACCTATACGCAATTTGGCAAAGCAGAACTAGAGAAGGCTGGTTACACGAAAACCATTGATGTGATTCCTCATGGAGTGGATCGCTCTAAGTTTTTTCCCTTGGATAGGGATGACGCCAGGCGAGCCATGGGCATTGCAAAGGATGACTTTGTGGTGTTCAATGGCAACCGCAATCAGCCGCGTAAGCGCATTGACATTACCATCAAGGGCTTCATTCATTTTGCCAAGCATTTTCCTAATGCAAGGCTTTGGCTCCACATGGGAATCAAGGATCAAGGCTGGGACATCATTCCGTTGTTTAATCGGGTCGCACGAGACTATGATTACGACCCAACTAGCCGTTTGATTCTGACCAATCACAACTTCAGCGTCAACAACTGCTTGTCCATTGCTGACCTCAATCGGGCATATAATGCTGCGGACATTGGTGTCAACACTTGCATTGCCGAAGGATGGGGCCTAGTCAACTTTGAGCACGCTGCTACTGGTGTAGCGCAACTGGTGCCAGATCACACAAGCCTAAAAGAGATTTTCGATGGTGTCAGGCGAATTGATTGCCTGGAGGCTGAAACTGATCGTGGTTATGGCTTGGAGCGTCCAATTCCGTCAACTAAAAGTATGGCTGATTGCTTGACGGCATACCACGAAGATCGTGGCCTTCTTGGCACAGCAGCAAAATGGTGCTTTGATCGCGCCACTGACCCCGCCTATGACTGGGGGCTGATCTCGCAGCAAATGATTGGCATTATTGATCGCTGCCTGAATGAAAAACCAGCACCTGCCTTCAAGGGTTTTGGTACTCCAGTGAGGCTGGGCTGATGCAAGTTTCGCAAATCTTCATCAATGAAGCGAATAGCCTTGAGTTATCGCCTCACTTGCAATACGCAACAAGCACAATCAAGGCTTTGTTTCCTGATGCTGATTACAGGCTCTATGGAAACAAGGATCTACGTGACCTGATCAAAAGTCACTATGACGAAGAAGTGCTGTGGGCTTTTAACACTCTCCGACCTTATTCATACAGGGCTGATCTTGGCCGCTTTTGCATCTTGAACGCACTGGGAGGCTGGTACTTTGACATTGGCGTTAGGGGAGTGGCTCCAGTTGAGATTGGAGAGAGGATTAAGCTCCTCGCCTTTCGTGATATTCAACGGTTTAGCTTTACAAGTTTTGCTTGTGCAACAACAGTTTTGTATGCCCAACCCAACAATCACGCTCTTTCCATCGCTATTCGTCAAATTGTAGAGAATTGCAAGCGGGAATACTATGGCATCACCCCATTGTGTCCGACTGGTCCGACCTTGCTAGGACAGTCTTTGGCAAGGCATGGAAGTGATGCAGATTACGTGTTTGGCGATTACCTAGAGTTGACACCATCATACGAACAAAAGAATCGAGCTTTTGTCTTACCTGACGGTACAATCATGGCTTGGAGTAAGCCCGCTGGCGGCGGTGACTTGACTGCTCTTGGAGCCACTGGCGTCAACAACTACAACGAATTATGGCAAAAACGACAAGTCTATGCAAAGCTCTGATCTGACAATTTATGCAGGCTGTATTCTGCACGAGCCTGTGCGATGGTCTAGTGCTGCGAAGGTAGTGCCTGTATTCTGTGGCGCAAAACGCTGGCGGGCAACTCCAAAGCAACTGGTGAGCGACATGCCTTGCCCCAAGTGGGAGTACGACGATGGCCCAAAGTCAATAGATAATGCCTATTGGGCCGACTTATCTTGTATTGAGACAGTTTTGAGGCTTACGCAAGATTTTGATGGCAGCAGACTGATTGGCAATGCTCAATATCGTAGGTCTTGGCAAGAAGAGGCAATCGTTCCGTCTAGTTCTTCTGTGCTTTATGTTCCCCATCCAGCGCAATTTGGGTGTTCTCTTAAACAACAATTTGAAGGAGGCCACAATGGATTGCCAGGGTATGAAATGACGATGGAAGTAGCAAGTCGTGGTTTGCTGCCATTGTCCGCTGATCAACTAGACAAAGTTTGGCGACAAAACACTTTTCATGGTTGTCTTATGGCTAGAGGACCAAAGTATCTCTACGAGCCGTTCATGGCGATGCTTTTGGAGGGCTTTTGTATGCCACTGTGGAAGGATTATGAGCAGCAATTTAGGCAGCAGCAAGGGTACAATCAGCGCGGTATTGCATTTATTGCCGAACGGTTATTCACCGCCATGGTCCTTTATCGTGACGCATTGCGCCTTGGCCCGATTGAAAGTGCTCCAATCGTATTTCACGGCCAATGAAACAAAGCACTATTCCTTTTGACCATTGGATTATTGATGACTTTTTTCCACTGGAAACTGCAAGGCAACTTGAGCAAGAGTTTCCGGCCTTTGATGATCCCATGTGGTTCCACTATGACAATCCACTTGAGAACAAAAAGACTTGTAACCACTGGGACAGGTTTCCCCCTACCACTTATTCCATAATTTCAACACTCGTAAAAAATGGACCCTTTGTTCATCTTCCATTTGACGTTAGTGGCGATATTGGCTTGCATGGTGGTGGATGGCATATTCATGGTGCTGGAGGTAAACTTAATGTCCATCAAGATTATTCCCTCCATCCCAAAACTGGCCTGCAACGACGCATCAACTTAATTGTTTATCTCTCTGAAGGTTGGAAACAGGAATGGGGTGGAGGCTTGGAGTTCTGGAGTCACGATTACGAGCGCAATCGCCCCTTGCGTCTAGAGGCTACAATTCCCTGTCGTTTCAATAGAGCAGTTATTTTTCGTACTGATCAACAATCATGGCACGGTTTGCCATCGCCGCTACGGTGTCCTGACGGACAATTTCGTAAGAGCATTGCAGTGTATTACATGAGTCCTGCCAGTACAAATGCACCATCACGGAACCGGGCCATGTTTGCTCCGTCAAAAGAGCAAGAGGGCGATCGGTCCATTGAAAATCTGATTAAACTGAGGCAGCACTGCTAACGCCATGGCCCACCCCGCTCAACTGTCTTTCATCAATGCCATTAAGGGTATGTATGGCAATTATTTTACCAACAGCAAAGTGCTGGAAGTTGGGAGCCTAAATATCAATGGAACAGTACGACAGTTTTTTGATAATCCTCAGCATTACATTGGTCTTGACGTAGGGGAAGGACCTGGAGTAGATATTGTCTGCGATGGCGACAAGTATGACACTGATGAACGTTTTGATTGTGTTATTTCTTGTGAATGTATGGAACACAATCCGAGATGGAAAGACACTTTTGCTAACATGATCCGCCTTTGTCGTCCCGGCGGACTTGTAATCATGACTTGCGCTACCACAGGTCGTCCTGAGCACGGTACGTCGCGCACCACTCCACAAGACAGTCCGCTAACAATTAGCAAAGGATGGGAGTATTATCGCAACTTGACACCAGAGGACTTTACGCAAAGGCTTAACCTTAGTGAGCATTTCCGTTACTTTGGGTTTGAGACTAATCCCACCGCTCATGATTTATACTTTGTAGGAGTGAAACATGACTGACGATGAACCAAAAAGCCCGTACTGCCAAGATTCGCAAGGTGATGCGAGAGTTCAAGGCTGGTACTCTCAAAAGCAGCAGTGGCGATAAGGTTAAAAACCAGCGCCAGGCTGTTGCCATTGCCTTGTCTGAAGCAGGCATTAGCAAGGGAGCCAAGACTGATGAATACTGGGATTCCTACGTGCTGACCTTGACGGAAGAGGAAGATCCTGAAAGCGAAATGGAGAATGGCTGCCCAAAGGACTGAGCCTTGATGCTGCTAGCTTCTCCCCTCCATCGTCCGTGAGGGCTGCAGCGCGTCGAGGCTTAGAACTACGACGAAAGTATCACAAGGGAGGCTTGACCACGCAAGAGGCTGGCAAGCAAGGGATTGGTAGTGGTGTGGCACGAGCCACGAGCTTGGCCAATGGGGAAGCCCTGAGTTATGACACCATCAAGCGCATGGCCGCCTTTTTCTCGCGCCACGAAAAAAACAAAAGTGGTGGCGAGAATGATGCTGGCTACATTGCTTGGCTGCTGTGGGGCGGGGACTCGGGGCGATCATGGGCCAATCGCATCATTCAGCAGCAAGAAAGCAAGCAAGGCGACCGTTAAGATAAGACTACTCGCTTCTTGGCCATGGATAGTGCCGACCTGGACTTGTACGACGATGGCGAAGAAGAAGACTTTTCCGTTGATGATGCTCTGCGCATCCTGAGCATCAATTCCCATCGCAATACAACGCGATGGGCAGTGGTCAGGAAAGAACTGTTTATCAATGGTCGCCCCACTGAAGATCAAACTTACGTGGAGCCACAGTACGAAAAGCCCGACCCGGAGTTTGAGGAGAACTATCGCATGTTATTTTTTGAAGCCATTGCAGTAGCCAAGGCGTATGTCATGGCCGGGATTGAAGCCGAGATTCAGCAGACGAGGGAATCTTCAGAGCGATGAAATTGGGGTAGCCTAGGAGCCACAATACGGACATGGTGAACAGGCCGCTAAGCGTGGCAATCTGTACGGCACTAGGCTCTAAGTCTCCACTTTCCATGCGCGAATAGGACGATTGGCTAATCTCAAGTCTTGCGGCTACATTGCGTTGCGAAAGACCACTATCAAGACGTGCCTGCTTAATTCGTGATGCAACAGTCATTCGTCGTTGAGCATGAGGCATCTTAAGCAAATTAGCTTGATGATTCTCCATCGTTTGATTCACTGTTGAATCATGCTACTGGGGATGATGCTAGTTTGCATAGCATTATTACATGAGCAATACTTCTTTTCGGTACGATGTAGCGCCGATTGAGAAGTACGAGCTAACCCCCGAGGGTTATTTGCGGCTTCATGCCACAATCGCTCGTACTGGTGTTCAGCATTATTCCAATGCTGACGGTTCAATTCGTCGTGAATATCGCGCCCCTGAAGACGTGGCGCTCCCTGAAAGTCTTGCTTCGTTTGCGGGCAAGAGCGTAACTGACGAGCATCCCCCAGTCTTACTGGACAGTGCCAACACCAGAAACTATCAAAAGGGCTTCACTGGCTCTGAGATTGTTTATGACAATGGCTTTGTCCGGGCAGTCATGACGATCACAGATCAGGACTTGATTGACAAGATTCAACGGGGTGATGCAACAGAAGTTAGCGCAGGTTATCGCGTTGCCTTTGACGCCAATCCTGGCACCACTCCCGATGGTGAACCGTATGACGGACGCCAAAAGGAAATCATTGGCAATCACGTAGCCGTGGTTAAAACCGGGCGTGCAGGCCCGCAAGTGAAATTGCATCTTGACCGTCAGGATGCCGCCGATCCTTCTCTTCTCAACTCTGGAGATTCTCCTATGACTACCGCCAAGGTGGTCTTTGATGGCGCTGACTTTGAAGTGAGCGAGGGTATTGCCCTTGCCATTGGCAAAGAACGTGCTGATGCAAAGACCTCTTACGAGGCCCTGAAAAAGCAGTACGACGAAATGTGTGGCCAAGCCTCCAAACTCAAGGAGGAAATGGACGCCATGGAAAAGACCATGAAAGGCAAATGTGATGCCGCTGATGGTCGTGCTGATGCCCTCGTTGCCGAAAACGAATCCCTCAAGGCTGATCTTGAAGCGGCTAAGGCCGTGAATGTTGACAGTCTTGTCGAAGAGCGCATTGCCCTCATTGAAAAGGCCAAGCCTGTTCTTGACAGTGCCTATGTCTTTGCCGGCAAGTCCGCTCGTGAAATCATGGTCGATGCCGTTAAGGCTGTTCGTGGTGATTCCATGAATCTGTCTGAACGGTCTGACGACTATGTTCAAGCCGCTTTCGACACCATTTCCGCTGACGACCGCAAGGATTCGTCTACTGGTCCGCTGCGTGATGCTGTGGCTTCGGCTGCCGTTTCTGCTGCTCCGACCAGTTACCGGCAAGCGATGGAGAAAGCCTACCTCCGTCCCCTCACCGTTTCCAAAGGAGCCTGACCCATGGCTGTTGCGTTTTCTGCGTCTGGCACTCCCACTGCGGGCGGTGTGCAGACCACCTATTCTCTGGTTCATGATGCCTTCCTTGAAGGCCAACTGGCTGATTCCCGCCCCAAAGTCATTGATTCCTACGTCAATGAAACCTCTGGCGTTGTGGCTTTCGGCAACCTGATGGTTTGGAACAGTGGCAGCACTGTTGCTGACTCTGCCCGTACCATTTCTGGCGTTAGTGGCACTGTCGTTGGCGTGAACATTCTCACCTACGTTGATGAGACTGCTCGTGATGCCAACAATCGCCCTGGCGCCAAAGATCGTCAACTGATGAACGTTCTGCGTCGTGGCGCTTGCGTGGTGTACGTCCATGGTGCAGTAGATCCGTCTACTCCCGTGCGCGTCATCCACGCTGCTTCTGGCGTGCAGTATGCCGGTCAATTCTCGGCATCTGCCGTTAGTGGCCGTACTGCCCTGCTGTCCAACGCTGCCTACCTGTCTCGGACCACTGGCAGTGGCTTGGCTGTTGTTGACCTGAACGGTCCCAACTTCACCCTTACCGCTAACGCCTGAGGAAACCATGTCTGATTTTCGTATGGATGATGCGGGACTGTTCCTCCAGCGCCAACTGGAGTACATTCGCCCGCAAGTGTTTGAGACGGCCTATGCCGACATCAAATATCCCACGATCCTGCCTGTCACCAGTGAGGCTGGCCCTGGCGCCCAGCAATTCACCTATCGGGTGATGGATAGCACCGGCAAGTTCGACTTCATTGCCGACAATGCTGACGATCTGCCGCGTGCTGACGTGAGCCAAGTGGAAAAGTCCATCTACTTCCGCTCCATTGCTGGCTCTTTTGGCTACACCGTGCAGGAACTGCGTGCTGCTCAAATGGCCAATGTGGCTCTTGAGTCGCGTCGTGGTACCGCTACCCGTCGTGCCTATGAGGAGAAAGTGGAAGACATTGCGATGTTTGGTGATACCACTGTCAACCTCACTGGATTCTTCAATCATCCTGGTGTTGACATCGTGACTGCTGACAAGTGGTTTGACACTGCCAGTATCACCACTGCTGAAATGCTGGAACTGCTGAACTATGGCTCCACTGCCATTGTCAATGCTTCCAACATGAAAGAGCAGCCCGACACTCTGCTCATGCCGTGGACTGACTATCAAAAAGTTTCGTCCACTCGCAACAGTGATTCCAGTGACCTGACCGTTCTGGAGTACTTCATGCGGACCAATCCCTACATCCGCAACATTGAGCCCATCCTGCAACTGGACAGCAGCAAGACTACGGGCAAGCTCAACACTCGCCGGATGGTGTTCTACAAGCGCGATCCCGAGAAGCTCCAACTGCACATTCCGCAGCCTCTGGAGTTCTTCCCTCCGCAACAGCGCAATCTGCAGTTCATTGTCCCCGCTCATGCTCGCGTGGGTGGTGTGGCACTGTACTACCAGAAGAGCGTGATCTACGTGCAACGTAGCGCCTGATTCATGCAAGGGGCGTTAAGCTAATTGGTGACTGTTTCTCCAAAACAATGCTGATTGCCTATCGCCCCGAGCTTGAAAATCCTCCCCGCGAAGGTGGCTTTGGTGTCATTGTTGATCAAGGACTGGTACAACTGGCCCCTGGTCTTAACAAAGATGTTCCTGAACAAGTGTGGCACGCGGCCCGTAATAACACAGAAGTCAAACGATTGATGCGGATTGGGGCTATCGAAGAACTGGTAGAACAGGAAACCATCCAGGAAACCCCCAGTGACCTGAATGTTCTTTCCAATCTGCCGCAAAACGAAGCCCTGCGGACCATTGAACTAATCCATGATGCAGAACTTCTGCTGGAATGGAAAAAGCGCGAAGGTCGTGTCAGGGTGCGTAATGCCATTGTTCGCCGTCGTACTGCCATTGCTGAAGGACGTGCCTAATGGTCACTTACTCCGGGTTCTTGGAGCGGTTTCCTGAGTTCATTCCCCATCCATCGGGAATTGTTCTTGGAGCCATTGACGAAGCCTCAGCAGATGTAGACGAAGGTGTGTTTGGCTCTCAGTCAGACCGTGCCATCAAGCATCTTGCAGCCCATATCATTGCCCTACAACTGGTCCAAATGGGAGCCCAAATCGGCGCCACTGATGGAAAAGTCTATGGCAAGGGGCTAGAGGCCACTCAATACGGTCAAGAGTATCTACGGATGCTCAATAGTTGTTCTTCCACCATTGGTTTTGTTGTGTGAGAGGATGAACGGACTGTCGCCACTGGCAAACGCAACCCTAATTTGGGAAGTAGCTAGTGGCTATGCCTTGGATCCTTTCACTCAAAACTATCGCCCGGTTTCCAGTGGAGTGGTGTACTACGCCACTCTCAAGCAAAAGAACAATCCACGGTATGACTACCTGTTAGGGGCTGATCATACTGCTGTGTATATGGAAGGGCGCTTGACTGGTCCATTGGCACTTTCGGGAGTTAGTGCTGGTGCATCAGCCAAAGCAACAATCAATGGGCGGGAAGGACGATTTGAACTACTGCCAAACGAACATCTTGTTGAACACTACTGGCAGTTTCTAGGACAACCAATCAGGGGAGTGTTTAGACTGATTGGTAAAGGAAGCGTCTTGAACGCTTAACCATTTTCTTCCCCCTTTGTTTTTAAGACAATGCTCTTCCATCCGACTGAACTGGTTAAGAGCCAAGACGTTATCCTGCGTGTTGGCTCCATCACTGGCACTGCCCGTCCTACCATCACTCAATCTGGCGCCACTTTCACCGTTAGTGGCGCTCCCACTCTCTACACGCTCCAGGCTGCTACCACTGCCTCCATTGCTTTCAATGATGGCAACACCGAGTTCTACCTTCTTGGCGGCGGTGGTTTCTCTGATAGCGTCATTGTTACTGCTGGCCTGACTGTTTCTGTCACTTCCTACTTCCAGAAGGATGTTGACGGCGCCACGTTCCTGCCCAATAGCTTTGATGAAGCCTTCCAAGTCATCACCACTGCTCGGTATGACAAGAATGCCGAAGTGTACTTTGAGATGAATAAGGAACTTGGCGCTTCTGGTACCACGTTCTACTATGACCGAGTGGCTGGCATGTCGCGTGTGATGAACTACAACGAAAGCTATCCTGCGGACAACTTGGTCGAGGTGACTTTTGATCTGGTGAGCCGTGCCCGTTATGGCATCCACCAATCTGCCACTAGCTCTGGCAGCATCATTCCGATTGCTCCCAACTCCTGATAGTCCTTTCCATCGTTCCTTTGTTAGCCTCCCCATAGCGGGAGGCTTTTTATTTTGACCAATCTCCAACTACGACAAAAACTAGAGGCAATTCTTAGTTGCCCGCCTAATCTCATTGGCACTTACACGCTGCCCAATGGCCAAACCATTCCGGCCATTTACATGACTGGCACTCAAGGAGTACCAGCAGACTGGAAAGTGCAGGGGCTGGAGGTGACGATGGAGGAAATGCCAAGGCGGTCGCCAACTGCAGGAGTGGGAATTGTTGTAAGTCGTATGGCGTGGGTGGTGATGCTGGTGAATTACAACGGTGGCACCAATGCCTTGGATCAAGCGGTGAGCCGGCTTGAGCGGGTGTTTCCCGACGCTAGCTTTTCTCCATCGCCCGAAACTGATATTGCCTATGGCCAGTATCGAATTGTCATCCCTGACACTCAAGTGAGGCCAGTGTTGCGGCCATGAAAATGCTGACCAGCGACTGCGGCAACGTATGGCTCTTTAATGTGACAAGAGAAGAGGAGCGATTAGTTGCGGGATTGGCATGTTTTGTCAGTAATTGCCCTGAGCAGGTGATTGTGCAATGGAAAGGCGAAAGGCTAATTATTGGTCTCCCCCATCGTGCCATTTCCAATCCCATGCCATGTCGTGTGCTGAACGCTAGACTTGCGCTGCTTAATTGATTTCCATGAGCCAATACAGCGAGTTTTTCTTGGTCGGCAGTCCAAAGTATGCTTCGATTGCTGGAGCCTTGCGGCTTCGCAGTTATGGCAGTTGGCTTACTGAAGAACTGTGGCTGCGGGATGCGCAAAACAAAAAGCGGGCTGAGTTTTCAATGAAGGCCATTCGCTTGGCACGACGCATTGCAGCAAAGCAAGGAATCAGTGAAGATGATGCTTTCGACATCCTCCAAGCTGATGGCCCTGAAAGGCAGGAAGTGTTGGGAGATTTCACAGAAGAGGCAGCGGCATTGTTTGCCCTCCTCCCATCGCCCCAAGAGCAATTTGAAGAACTGGTGACAAAGTTCTTTCAGAACCGGGGAGAAGTCAAAAAGGGCGCGGAATGGACCTCCACGACCGACTGGAGCCGGGAGGACACTGGCAAGCTCACCAAGACCATGCTTGATGCTGTGGAGGCATTCATGGCCAAGGAAGAGGGAGCCAGTGAGGCCGAGGCAGAAGAGGACGAAGCCCCAAAGGAACAAGGCTAGAGCGGCTAGAAAAGCACTGTGAAGCCACGTTAGCCCAGTCTACGGATTGGGCTGCTTTGTATTGCCGCATTCAGGCGCTTGCCATTGCTGATCCCATGTTTCATGCGGAAAGGTTTGGCAAGGTGCCAATCCGCTTGTTGCAAATCATGCTGGAACAAGCCAGTACAGAACAGCAAAGGCTAATCAACGCTCATAGTATGAGCACGGCTAAATTAGCAGTGACAGTTGTTGGAGCCCTAGGCGGAAAGACTGCAAGAGCAAAAGTAGATGACTTCTTGCCGTTTGAGCAAGATAAACCAAATGGCATCAGTAGTGAAACCAAAGAAGCCCTGCAATGGGCGCTGAAAAACCATAGGCTTCCTCCTGCTATCGTGGGACTAATTGGAGCAGAACTGGCACGATAATGGCATCTAAGAATTACGATTCTATGCGCATGATTGCCAAGACCATTTCGCTGCCCAGCGAAGTGTTCAAGGAACTGATGGACCGAGTGGGACTTGAGTTCCAAGGGGCGTTTGAGCTTGATTTTCCCTATAACCGTCCTGAAGGAATCAGCGTGATCAGAGAGAATGGCGTACCAAAGATTGTCAGGGGCGTCACGGGAACATTGCGAGAGAATGGCGACCACTTATCAGCGGAAGGCAATTTGCCTTATTCGCCACGAGACATTGTTGACATGGGAGGATTGAAAGCCAGTCAGCAGCGTTTTGACATGCCCAATGCTACGTTATTTCGATGGACAGGAAATAATGAGCGGGACTATGCCTTGTTTGTGCATGATGGCTACACTCCAAAGTTATTGGGTAGAGACTGTAGGCCAGTACCAGGAAGGCCGTGGACTTTGCCGGTATTGCTTAGAATGAAAACAACGATTGCCGAAACTAGAAAGCGGCGACTTGGGGGAGGCTGATTGTGCCTAACGGTGCATACGAGATTCTGTT